ATCAGCCTGCAGAAGAAGAAAACCACCGAGGTTGCCCAGGTCGTCGCCAACCGCATTCAGACGGCAAAGACGGAAGGGGACGCCTATGCGGCGGTATTCATCGACGTGGGCGGCGTCGGCGCCGGCGTGGTCGACACGCTCGAAGCGCTGGGCTATGGCGACGTGGTGGTGCCGGTGAACTTCGGCGAACGGCCGCTCGACACCGACCGCTTCGTGAACAAGCGCGCGGAAATGTGGAAAACGATGGCCGACTGGTTCGCCACGGAGGGGGGCGTAGACATCCCGGACGACGATTCGCTGCATGCCGACCTGATCGGGCCGACCTACACGCACAACCTGGTGCGCAATCAACTGGTGCTGGAGAGCAAAGAACAGATGCTGAAACGAGGCATACCCAGCCCAGACGATGGTGACGCGCTTGCGCTGACCTTCGCATTCCCCGTGGCCGAGCCGATCAAGCGTACCGGCCGCCGCGCCCCGCGCGACTGGAGGACGTGATGACTGTCGGCGTGGATCTGGTCAAGAAGCCGGGCATGGAACTGCGGCAACTGGAGTCGATGCTGACCGAGATCAACGCGCAGCCGTCGTGGCGCGACGAGGCGCAGCGCGCCGCCGCCTACTACGACAACAAGCAGCTCACGCCCAAGCAGATGCAGGAGCTCAAGGACCGCGGCACGGCTCCGCTGGTCTACAACCTGATCGGGCCGACCATCGACGCGGTGCTGGGGATCGAGGCCAAGACGCGCACCGACTGGATCGTGCGCGCCGATGACAACAAATCGCGCGAGGTCGCCGAGGGCATCAATGAGAAGCTGAACGAAGCCTCTCGGATGTCGATGGCCAGCCGGGCGCGCTCCGATGGCTACGCCGCCCAGGTCAAGACCGGGCTCGCGTGGGTCGAGGTCAACCGCAACAGCGACCCTTTCGACTACGCCTACCGCACCAACTACATCAGCCGCAACGAGATCCACTGGGACTGGCACGCCAAGCGTCCGGATCTGCGCGATGCGCGCTACCTGGTGCGCGAACGCTGGCTGGACGAGGACCGGGCCATGCTCGCGTTCCCGCAGCATGCCGATCTGGTCAAGATGGCCGTGACCGGCTGGGGTGACTGGTCGAGCCTGCTGGTCGGCACGAAGCCCGAGCAGCTGGTCGAGCTCACCAGCGCCTACACCGAGTACCAGGACACGGTATTCAACGAGGATACCTGGTTCGACACCGAGCGCCGGCGCGTGCGCGTGTTCGAGGTCTGGTATCGGACGGTCCAGCGCGGCGCCGTGCTGAAGCTGAAGGACGGCCGGGTCATCGAGTTCGACAAGCTGAACCCGATCCACCGCACCGCGGTCGCGCTCGAGCACGCCAAGCCGATCGTGGGCAGCTTCCAGAAGATGCGCCTTGCCTACTTCCTGGGCTGCCACCGCATCGTGGACGTGCCCAGCCCGCTGCCGCATGACAACTTCCCCTATGTCCCGTTCTGGGGATTCCGCGAGGATGGCACCGGCATTCCCTACGGCCTGATCCGCCGCATGATGAGCCCGCAGGATGAGGTCAACGCCCGACGCAGCAAGATGATGTGGCTGCTGTCGGCCAAGCGCACGATCATGGATCGCGATGCCACCACGATGGACATCGAGGAAATCACGGACGAAGTGCAGCGCCCCGATGGCGTGATCCTGCTGAATCCCTCGCGCCAGAACCGCGATCAGTATGCGTTTCGCATCGAGCAGGATTTCCAGCTGGCCGCCCAGCAGTTCGAGATCATGGTCGAGTCGCAGAAGATGATCCAGGACACGGCCGGCGTGTACTCCGCGCTGATGGGCCGCCAGGACAGCGGCGCGGATTCGGGCGTGGCGATCGCCAGCCTGGTCGAGCAAGGCAGCACGACGCTGGCCGAGCTCAATGACAACTACCGCTTCGCCAGTCGCCTGATGGGGGAGCACCTGATGGCGCTCATCCTGCAGGATCTGAAGGGCGAGGAAACGGAAGTCGCGGTCAACCTGAACAAGCCACAGAAAACCAAGTACATCCAGCTGAACCATCGCGTGGTGTCCGAGGACGGCGTGGTCGAGATCAACAACGACGTGACGCGGGCCAAGATGCAAGTCGCGCTCGATGACATCCAGGCCACCGCCGGCTACCGCGCGCAGATCGCCAACCGCCTGTTCGAGCTCGTCGCCACGGTGCCCGATGAGGTCAAGGTCGCCCTGCTGGACGTGGTGGTGGACGCCACCGACATCCCGCAGCGCGAGGAAATCATCAAGCGCATCCGCCAGGTCACGGGCATGGGGGTCGACCCCGAGGAAATGACCGAGGAAGAACGCGCCGCCGTGCAGCAGAAGCAGGCGATGGAGCAGCGCACGCAGGAGCTCGCCATTGAGGAAATGGCCGCCAAGATCGCCAAGCTGCAGGCATCGGCCGCGCGCGATCGGGCCGGCGCGGAGAACACCGACGCGCAGACGGCGAGCCAGAAGTACGCCGATCGCAAGACCGACGCCGAGACGGACAAGCTGCTGGCCGAAATGCAGCAGATCCTGGGCGAGCTCAACGCGATGAACAAGTCGCTGAATGCGCAAGTCGAGGACGGCGCGGCCACGATCAAGGCCTACGAATCTGTGCTGCCCGACGTGATGCGCATGCGGGCCACGGCGCCGGCATCAAAACCGACCGCCGCGAAGCCCGCGGGACCGAAGGCAGTCACCCGTCCACAGTTTCCGCAACGATCATCCTCCGCGGGGTAAGTTCCCCGCTTGGGCCCTTCGGGGCCCTTTTTTATTCCGCCATCCGCCAAAGACAAGCCCGCCACGCGCGGGCTTTTTTGTGGCCGATTTCTTTCGCACGAAGCCGATGTCGTGACGGCACCACAGCAACCACGCAGTCATGCGAGAAATGACGGAGCAATTGATGAGTGACTTGGATCGTGTTCTTGATAGCGGGAACCTTGATGACATCGACGCCATCCTGACGGCGCTGGAAAGCGGCGTTTCGGATGAGCAGGCATTGGCAGCCGTCGCTGAAAGTGGCGATACCGGGAGCACGCCTCCCGCTGACCCGCCCGGTCAGAGCGCAGTGGAGCCAAAGCCTGTCGAGCCTGTCACCGAGGACGTGCAGCCCGTCATCCGCGCAAAGGATGGCGTACACGAAATCCCGTTCAGCGTACTGGAGAGTGAGCGCCGCGCCGCTGCCGCCATGCGACAGCAGCTGGATGACCTGAACCGCCGCAACGCGCTGCTCGAGCAGCAGCTGACCGCAGCCGACATCAAGCCGAAAGAGCTTCCCGAAAACGTCCGCTTCTCCCCGGAGCAGCTGGCGGAACTGGAAAGCTACGGCGACATCGGGGCCGCGGTTGCCACCCTGGCGCAGCAGAACGCTGTGCTGATGGAGCAGTTGAAGGGCAATCCGGAAGTCCAGCCCGCGGCAGAGCCGCAAAACCCGTTCGCGCAGAACGCCGACACGCTGCGATGGGCCGCAGACGATACCCAGTGGGGCGTCGTCGAAACCATCAACGCCGCACTGAATGCCGATCCGAACTGGGTCGGCAAGTCACTCGACCAACGTGTTCCCGAAATTGTCCGTCGCACCAAACTCGCGCTCGGTGAGACGACCGACGCCTCCATTGACCGAGCCGCGGACGCTGCCCTGCAACGGGCTGCGCGCGTGGCGCCGAACTCATTGACCGACATTGGCGGTGAAGTGCCCGGTTCGACCAAGACCCCAGCCGAAATGCTCGAAAACGCCAGCATGCAAGACGTGCAGGCCTACCTCGAAGCGCAGATGGCGAAGGGACTCACGGCGGATCAGGCGCTCGCTGCCGTCCTGTAATCCCGGAAGGAGAATTCCATGCCCACGACTGTACCCAGCAGCGCCAGCATCACGAACAAGCTGTTCAACGCGGCGCTTTTCCTCGAGGCGAGCCGTCGCCCGTCTTTCACCAACCTCCAAACCGGCCCGACGCCCACGCTGAAAGGCGAGGCGAACAAGGCCAAAGGCCAAAGCTCCGCGGGTGCGCCGATCGTGCGCGTCACCGACCTGGAATCGTCCGCTGGCGACGAAGTGACCGTCGACATCTTCCATCAGCTGCGTCAGAAGCCGGTGATGGGTGACAAGACGATCGCGGGCAAGGGCGCCTCGCTGACCTACGCCTCGTTCGACCTGAAGATCGACCAGGGTCGTACCCTCGTCGATGCGGGCGGTCGCATGAGCCAGAAGCGCACGAAGCACAACCTGAAGCTCACGGCCAAGACGCTGCTCTCGCCGTACTACAACCGCCTTGCGGATCAGGTGGCCCTGG